GGTACAAGAACTAACAGAACAACGTGTTATTGAAAAACCCAAACAAACTCCTGTGGTATCCCCTGAAGAGGTTGATACGCTTAACGAGGCTTTAAGGATTATACAAAAAATACAAGAAGCCACCACCGTGGGAAACATTGGAGTAAACATGGCAGGAGGTGCCAAAGGAGAAGACCCTAAAAAAGTAAAATTACCTGGAGATGTTAATTCAGCTGCTCCAAAAAAACGCGTCAAGAAAAAGACGAAACCTACAGGAAACGATTTCGTTTCATATCTCAGGAGATAAAATGTTATTACGAGACTTCAACGATTTTCAACCCCTTCAAATTCTTAGCGAAGCAAAGGGAACTAAGACCATGAAAGTTCGTGGTATTTTCAGTGAGGCTGAAAGAAAGAATGGCAATGGACGTATCTACGCAAAAACTTTGCTAGAGCGGGAAGTACAAAAACTTCAACCACTCCTTGCTGAACGTAGGTTGTGTGGAGAGTTAGACCACCCAAATGATGAGGTTGTGCACCTTGCAAATGTATCACATATTATTACTAACCTACAGATGGAAGGTAATAAGTTGATTGGCGAAGCAGAATTTTTAGACACTCCTTCAGGTAGGATACTACAAGAGTTGGCAAAAGCAGGAGTGCGAATAGGAATATCATCCCGTGCCACTGGTTCTGTTGAGCACGACATGAAAGAAGATGCGTACATGGTTCAAGATAACTTACGCATGATTACGTGGGACATGGTTGCTGACCCGTCCTGCCAAAACGCTTTTCCAGAGTTGGTTGAACATAAACAACTTATGGAAAATCGTAATATCAATGATGACTACCAAAGTAAGATGAACGCTGAAAAAATTTATTTAACTGCTTTACGAAGACTTTTGAAGTAAAAAATAATGTGTTTTTTCCCTAAACGTAGTAGATATAAACAGTAGGAGCTATCACATGAAAAATAAACTCGAACAAATTGCCGAACTCCTTCCCGATGGATTGTCAGAGACCGGTCTCCAAGAAGTAATGGAGCTGGTTGAAAACGCCGTTGAGGAAAGACTTGCAGAGGAAGTTAAGTTGATGGAAGCTAAAGTAAGTGGTTTTTTACGTACAAAAATCGACGAACTAAAAGAGGTCGCCCAACAAGAGCTGGAATCAAATGACGAAGTTCTGCGTGGGTATAGAATGTTTGAAAGCATTCGCGCTCTTGTAGCTAATGAAATTGATTCTTCCGATGTAGACTCTGTAGTCTCTCAAAAAGATAAGACTATCGAGGAACTTCAAGAGAGCCTAGACTCGTTAAACGAAAAATACAAAGGCTCTCTTCGTGAGAACACGATGCTTAATGATAAAGTGTCGAGTTTGAATGAAGAAAACGAGCAGCTGACTGAAAGTGCTAAACTTCCGTTTAAATCTTCTGAGTCTGCGGTCGTAATTACTAACGAAACCGATTCGAGCCGTCCTTCTACGGAGGCGGTTAACAACATCTTCCTCACCGAAGACGTGATTAATCTTGCTAAGCAAGAAACCCTTAAGGGATAAAAAAATGAATAATTTACAAAATCAATCTTTATGTGAGAAGTGGGAGCCAATCCTGGAAGGAATCACCGATGACTCTACTCGTCAGATGACTGCTGTTCTTCTGGAGAACCAAGCCAAGAGTATTCTTACTGAGAACGCTCGCGAAAACGGTACTCTTGAAGAAGCTACGACTGTGGGTAACCTTGGTACTTTCCAAAAGTTCGCATTTCCTCTCGTTCGCCGGGTATTTCCGGAACTAATCGCCAACAAGATTTGTGGTGTACAGCCAATGCAAGGTCCTGTTTCTCAGATTTTCTATCTAGGATACAACCGTGCAGGTAAAGACACTACAGGTACTCCAAACAAAACTCGTTCGGAACAAGTTTACTCTCGTTACCGTATGGTTTATGGTGGTCGTGTCGCATCAACCCAAAACAAAATTGGGTCTTTAGACACTACTGTTGGTAAAGCTGGTGGTGGTGACTTCAGCTATGACTGTGCTGCTGGTTACACTGGCGTGTCTGCTGGAAGTATCACAACTTACGCTTCTGGTACTACTGGTGGTCAAATTGCTGCCTTCCCAAATAGTGGTATCGTCGGCGCACAATACTTTGTGTCTGCTGGTGAGAGACTAACTGGTTCTGGTATTCCTGAAGTTAACTTCACTATCGAGCAACAAGCTGTTACTGCACGTACTCGTAAGTTCCGCGCCCTTTGGACGTTGGAAGCTTCACAAGACCTTCGTGCATATCACAACTTAGACCTTGAGCGTGAATTGACTGAGCTTCTTTCTAAGGAAGTAGCGTTGGAAATTGACCGTGAATTAGTTGAATCTATCCGTAGCATAGCTTATGATTTCAATACAGGACTCATGGGCTCAGCTTGGGATACTTACACTAACCAAGGAAACTCTAACAGCTTCCCAGATGATGGCTACGTCCCTCAAGGACCTGGTGCGTTTGATTACGACCAACCTTTCGGTCGCCCTGGCGCTGACGCTGAAGATACGGTTGCAGGTTCTAACCCTGGTACTCAAACTTCAATGCCTACTGAGACTAACGGCTCTAACATATTCTATGTGGACTTCGGTACTACTGCACTTGGACTAGCTCCTCGTCATGTAGGTGAGGTATACGCCAACTTAATCGCTGTTATGAACTTCGCATCACAAGACATCTACCGTACGACTCTACGCGGTGGAGCTAACTACGTTGTTTGCTCTCCGTTCGTCGCTGCGATGTTGGCTTCTGCTGCTAAGTTGGAAGGAGGACTTCCTGCTGAAGGCGATGGTCAGTTAGGCGCAAGCATTACTTACAAAGGTAAGTGGATGGGCATGTACGATGTGTATGTTGACCCTCTCTATCCTGAAGACGAGATTCTGATGGGTTACAAAGGTACTTCACCAATGGACGCAGGCTTTGTGTACGCTCCGTACATTCCGCTACAAATGCTTCCAACTATCACGGACCCTGAAACGTTCCAACCAAGAAAAGGTTTAATCACTCGCTATGCGACTGCTCAGATTAACCCTGCTTCTAGGTTCTATCGTATCATCCGTATTGTCGGTGCAAATTCAAACTATATGACTACTCCATTCGTGAAGGCAGCTCGCCCAGGCGGTGCTTACAGCTAAGGATTAGCATAGTATTTATAAACGAAGCCCAGCTATTTTGGCTGGGCTTCTTCCATATATAATAAAGAGATGTCTAGTCAACCAGTTAAACCTAATTTTGCGTGGGGACCTTTTTTATCAACTAAGCACGGCGATACGACCAACGCTTCCGCATTTACAGCACCTTCAGGTGATATACCTTACGACACAATTAACCGACGTTATTTTTCAGATAACGTGGAGTTTAACAGGTTCTATGCTATAATAAGAGATTTTGTAAAGGCGCGGCTAGGTCATCCAGTAGTAAGAGTGGAGCTGGACGACTTCCAACTATTAACATGTATAGACGAGTCCATCAGTAAATTAGATTACCATGCACCTGACTGGTGTACCCAATTAGCAGCATTCACTACTACAGGTGGTAATAACATGTACGAACTTCCTTCGTATATGATTAACAACTTCAGGTACGCAGCATATAAGAAAAATTTGTTAAGCATACCTCTTGGAGGAAACAGTTTAGAGCAAGACTTTTTTATTAAGTACTTTCAAGAAAATTTCTTGTTCCAAGATTTTTCAGTAAGCGATTTCCTTTTAATGAAAATGCATTTGAAGCAGATTAGAAAAATACTTGGACGAGAAGGCTCATTCCAGATTGTAAATAGCAAATACTTGATGGTGTATCCAACTCCAACTGAAGGACAAACAGAAGATGTTGTTATTGAATACAAGAGTTTAAACTCAGACACGCTACACCATTACTTTATAAACTGGATTCAACGTTACTCTTTGGCAGTTGCAAAAGGTGTCTTGGGAGAGATACGTGGTAAGTACGCAACATTACCATCCCCTCAAGGCGGAGCGCAGTTAAATGGTCCCGCTCTAATAGCCGAGTCTCAAAGAGAGCTTGAACTGTTAGAGAATCAACTTCTTCAAGAGATTGAAGAACCAGCCGTATTCACGACTTACTAATGGTTTACGTTTCAGGTCCTCCGTTTGGTGATTACCCTCCTAGCATTGATGGTACTAGGAAGGTCACGTACAATGGAAGGTACATACCTAATGCGTTTGATATTAAACGACAGCTATTTGAAAGAGAGAATAAAAACTTCAGAAGCATGGAGTTTTATCGTTTGACCTCAAAACGTTTACTTTCTTTGTTCAGCGATGTTCAGATAATAGGAGAAGACAACGAAGTGCATGACGTAGCATGTTGGTATGCAAACTATGAAAGAGCGATAGCCAAGATATTTGAATCTAGAAACCTTACATTACCTTGTATGACGATAGCTATTGCTGATACTGAGCAGGATTTGGATAGACGTAGACCAAATTTTGATTGTGAATTTTGGACGGTACATGACGCGAAAAGAAGAAGGTACATCAGAGTCGCATCATTAGCTCCACAAGCAGTAAACATAACTTACCAAATAAATCTCTGGTCTAGGTATGTTGAGGATATGAACCAGTTATTGGAAAGTATCTTAAACAAATTCCACCCATCACTCAGAGTAGAAACTGATTTCATGACGAACGCCATGGCTTTTATTACTGCTATCTCTGACAACTCACAAGTAGAAGCTCCCGATGAGCAGGATAGAGTTATTAGAAAAACAATTACGTTCAACGTCGAAACATATCTTCCTAGCAGAAAATATCAAATACAATCTAACGGAGACATCACGGCTATGAACTTTGATGTTAGTATTAAACCAGAAATTGATTTCTCTGGCATACCTCCTGTTTCTGCTACAGAAACGTTAACAATGTATCCTACATCTTCTACTGCATAATATTGCAAATATTTGCATTTTCAGACGACTGTACCTCTAAATAAAATAGAGGAAGCAGAATGAAAAATGTAACAATAATTAATATTTCGTCCCAAGACTTTGAAATCGTACTAAAGTCTGGTAGGCTATTCGAGCATGTAAATCTGACCGCAGGTAATCGAATCTCGGTTCCTGAAAAATCTCTTACAGATACTTGTTACGAGTTACAGAGAAGACAGCTTCTTCAAATTTTATAAGGTAAATCATGGCTAACTTCGTCTCCCCAGGTGTATACACAATCGAGAAGGACGTATCTGACTACGCTCCTTCCGTCAATCCGTCCATTGTTGGACTTGTAGGCTTTGCCTCAAAGGGTCCGACTGACACTGCGACTCTAATCACTTCTCCAGCTGACTTGTTACGCGTCTTTGGTACGCCTGACCTAGTCAATGGTGGTCAAGGCGTTTATGGCGCTCTTGATATTCTACAAAAAACTAATCAAGTTTATTTTGTTAGAGCTGCAACAAGTGAAGCGAAGGAAGCTAATTACGGCATTCCTCTCGCTGTCAACCCTCACACTGCTGTACTTCTAGGTGGTATGAGTGCTAATATCGCTTATCGTTTTGATTGTAAAACGTTTGATAAGGCTGGTGTGCAGTACGGAGAAGAAACTTCTGTCTATGCTTATAGAGAGCGTCCATATGTATCTTCTGTTGAAGGTGGCTCGCTTATGCCAACCACACCAAGTGCTTCTTGGACAACTGTAGATTGGAACAACGCCCTTCTCGCGGGTGTTGGAGACGCATTTGACGCAGATACTGGTAATATATCTTTTATTCCTAGCGGTATTGCTGCTGCTAGTGGTCTTCTTGTAGCTAGAAAAGGTGGTGCCGGAAATAACGGTGCTGGTTCTAGAATGGAAGTTGAAGTCTTTATATCCTCTAGTATGTTAGCTGTGGCGAACACGAACCAAGCTATTGACTGGGAAGGTAGTTACTTATCATCCACTCCTATTGATGTTAATGATTTAACGTTTACATCAACACGTGGCGTAGCTTATGCTCCCGACGTAACCCCTCACGTTAACATCTTGCGAGCGTGTTCTGGAGGTTTTGAAGGAGAAGGCGGTTATACAGTCGCTTCTGGCTCAACTTACAACACAGGTACAAACGCAAGTAGAGGACCTGCGGCTAGTGGTGTTACTTTTGAAACGTCCGGAGAGGCTGGAGCTTACACGCTACAATCACTATACCCTGGACTAGGTTACAACTACTCAGCAATCAACTACCAAGGAGGCATACAGTTCCGAGGTCTGCAAGCCGTTGTTAATCAAACCAACCGTGACGGTCAATTTAATTTAAATATTAATTACAATGGTGGTACAGAAGAAACTTACGACATGGCTATCGCTAAACCAAACAACACTACGTCAGCCACAAGCAATTATCCAGAAGACGTATTGACTAAAGGTATTACGAATGCTGTTTCAAACTATGTGAAAGGTAACTTCTACGCATATGAAAGTGGGACTGTAACTACTAACCCAGGAACTGATGGTACAGGAACTGTATCTGGTGTCCCTGGTTGGACCGCAAGCTTACCTACTGAATATGGAACGGGAACCATCGCTGGTGCTCTAGACTTCCTACGAGGTAAACAGCAACTACAGGCAGCGAGTAAAACTTTCCGTTGTGTGTCGTTACAAGAAGGAACTTACGACTTCTCACAAGGTAAGAATGGTGACGCATCCGATTTCAACGGTAACCTTTCAAACTCAACTGTTAGAAGTGCGTTGATTGGAGATACAGGTAGTAAAACTGGCTTGTACGCTCTTGACCAAGAGGATGTACCAGTAACAATGGCTGCTATTCCAGGTGTTACAGACCAATCTGTGCAAAACGCACTGATAAGTCTTGCTGAAAGCACTCAAAACTTCTTAGCAGTTGTTTCACCTCCTGTAGGATTCCAAAACTCTCAACAAGCAATCGCATGGACTAACGGTAAAGCAACAGGCCGAACTGCTTCTATAAACAGTAGTTACGCCGCTGTATACTGGCCTTGGGTTAAATCTTTCGACGCCTTCACTGGTAAAGATAGATTCTACGACCCTTCAATTTACGCAATCGGACAGATGTGCTTTACTGATGAAGTTGCAGACCCTTGGTTCGCACCTGCTGGTCTAACTAGAGGTCGTCTAACTAAACCTACTGATGTTGAAGTTAAACTTAACCAAGGTGATAGAGATGCACTTTACGGTCCAGGTAACATTGTAAACCCAATAACTAAGTTTACAACCGACGGTATCGTAATCTACGGACAAAAGACTGGTCAAAGAGCTGCAACTGCACTAGACCGAATCAACGTTCGCAGACTTATGATTTTCTTACGTAGATTGGTTCTACAAAGTGCACGTAGATTCGTGTTTGAGCCAAACGACCCAATTACTTGGGAAGCTGTGAGAAACGTTATCAGCCCTGCACTTGCAGACATTCAGCAAAGACGAGGCTTAGTATCATTTAAAGTTGTGTGTGATTCTAGCACCAACACCCCACTACGCGTTGACAGAAACGAACTATGGTGTAAGATTATTCTCAAACCAACCAAAACTGCTGAAGTATTGGTCTTTGAGCTTAACCTCACAAATCAAGGAGCTTCAGTGTAAGCACTATATAAATTAAGGGAAACTTATTATGGCACAAGGAAATTTTTACGTCGATAGAGCAGCAGAATTAATTGCTGACTCTCCTCGATTATCACACGCTCTCGAATCTTACCGCGCATATTCGTGGGAGATTCAAATTCCTAAGTTTGCTGGCTCGTTAGGTAATGTTCCTGGGCTTCAAAACCAAGACCGTTTAACCTTAGCAGCCAAGCAAATTACTCAACCAGGATTTACTGTTGAAGATATAGAAGTACATCGTGTTAACGAAAAGTTCTATTATCCAGGTAAGCCTAGTCCTGATGAGATTACAGTTACGTTCGATAACTTTATTAAAGGTGATATTGCGGACGCTCTGTATGCGTGGATTAGAACTGTGTACGACCCTGTTTATGGTGTTCACTACGGAGGTTTAGGTAACGGAACTTCTGAAGTTGCTCAAAGCCCAGAACAACTCACTGGCTTGGTAGAAGCACCTCTCTTTAAGAAGACTGTTACTATTTGGCAACTAGACGCTCATCGCAATCCTACTTCCCACGTTAACCTTTACGGTTGCTATCCAAAAGGATGGAAATTAGGTGAATTCAACTACGCAACTAACGAGTTCCATACTATTGAAATGACTCTGCGTTACGACTTCGCCGTTCAATTTACTGAAAACTCTGATATTGACGACGTACTATCTCCAGTAGTAGCACCTGAAGTATAACAAATTAAAAAGTTTTTATAGGCTTCTCTGGTAAATACTAGGGAAGCCTACTTTAATATATCATGGGAAATTTTGAATCATTCTTGACAGCGTACGAAAAGTCCGGAGGGACTTTGATGGAAGGTAAGTTTACGCAAGACCCAGCGCAAGCTGTAAAAATGGTTTCTAATTTTGCTCCTAATGACCTTCCCGCCCAAGTCGTAAACCCAGTGCCTGCTGTGGACGGTCAAAAAGCGTTAGCAGACGCGAAAGCAAATGCAGGAAATGTTGCATACTCTTATACTGGAGT